TCCTTACCATAAAGCGACATGGCAATCTCCGATTCTAAAAGTTGTCTATAGTATATTTATTCAAGTAGAGCTTTCTTGAGTGCTGCGACTAGTTGATCGTCTACTTTGTTTCCTGATTTAGCTGCTGCCTTCTCAAGTAGTCCGACAAGGAATAACTTGATCTTATCTTCTAGATCCTCAGGAATTTTGTCTACTGCCTTATCAATGATATTGATAGCAAAGGGGAGTAAAAATTTAGTCATGATTAAATTGCAATTTATATATTATATAGCAAGTTCCTCCTCCCATTTTTCTATAGTGATCCCACGCTTCTCTAGTTGAGATAGTGCATAGTCCATGATAACTACAATTCTATCATGGGTTCCGTTATGTTGTGCCCAATGTTTATCATGATCGTGGAAAGCAAAGAGTTCTCCTACCTTCCATGATCTCTTTCTACCACGTACACATAACCATGCTTCTGGATCATCTATAATAGGGAAGTGTAACCTTAATGAATCTATGTCACCAGAATGAGGATTGATCTTTGTGCCTGGTGATAGTTTACTTATGGTACATGACTTAAGTAACTGTGTATCTACATCTTCTTTGATAGCATTGTAGAATGTAGGGCACAGTTCTTGCATACTCTCAGTCAGTTTAGGTAATACTTCTTGTACCTTCTCTACCGTAGTATTAAATAACTCAACGAATGATACCATCTCGCTGAGTTCAAAGTCTTCTTCTGTTGCTGTTGTACCTACAGCGTTGAGTGGCATGGGTATAACTTTCCATGACCCATCCCATAGTTGTACTCGACCTAGGTTTCTATCTTCTACCCACTTGTCTAGTACCCACTCAGATAGTATAGGTTGATTCACCTCTACGAACTGAATTATCTCTGGTATTATATCTCTGTACTGATTTTTTAGATTACAAAACGAGGAGAGTGGTGTTAGCACCTCCTCTTGCCAAATTTTTCTCATATATTAAGGGTTTATTATTTTAGGACAACCGTTCTTTCCGTGTACTGGGCATTCTACCCCTTCTCTCGTGTGATTGCAAGCCATCTTTACCTTTCCAGTCTTTTCATCGACCTTCTTCATAGGTTCATTAGCCTGTTTACGACCATCGGGATCCTCCAGTTCAGGCATGATCTCAATAGTCGAGGTTACTTTTTTTCAGATAACTTTCTCCACTCTGAGAACTCTTTGACACAGTTTGGTACTGACTTACCACCCTTCATCTTAGTTCCCTTCGCTTTGTATCCCTTCCAACAAGAAGGTTTGTCTGGATCTCTACCAATATTCTTACGTGCTGTTGCTAGTGATGCTTCCTTTACATTCTCTTCTTTCTTTATATCCTCGTCTTCATACCACTTACCATCACCATCGGAGTCTTGCCAGAACTTACCCTTACCTTTCTTTTTTTTGTGATCCTTACCCTCTCCCACTGATTCAAGTGGTGGTTCTACCATTACTTTCTGATCTAACTCTGTCTCTACCTGATTTCTATCAGTGTGTTGCTCTGGTCTAGCAACATGCTCATGCATACCTTCTTTTTTGATGTTAAGTGTCTCAACAGGAACGTCTTTCTCTAGTCCATGGTCAAACATAACATCATAGTGTGTTACTGTTCCGTCTTCTAGTAGTGTGTGCTCTCCTTTTAGACAGTTACCTAGTCCCCACTCCGCATGTTCTACCTTAGTAGCACAAGAGTGTTGTATCTTTTTGATAGATGGTTTGCCTTCTTCGCCTTTTGGTTCTGCAAGTTTCATGCCAGGTGCGTCACCGCCACCTACACCATCAGCACCCTTGCCTTTGATGTCTGTGTTACCGATGATTGCGGACTTATCATATCTCCATGTCTCTTTCATGGAGGTAAACTTAGTGTTTAAACTTGTTTCAGCAGCTATCTGTGCTAAACTTTTTGACTCGTGATGGCTCATCTTATCTTTAATGGGGTCTGTTGGAATAACTTGCTTTACTTTAACTGTGCCTTCAGGTTTCTCTTTCTTCTGGCCAGGTGTTAGCGACATAACATACTCACGATATGCGTCAGTTCCAATCTCGAATACTTCTTTGATGTTTGTGATCCATGTGCGGAAGGTTGTTTCCTCTGCAGTAAGACACAACACATAGTTAGGTCCTCGACGTAAAATCTTTCCTACTTGTCCGTTCTCAGTAAGCACCCACTCACCTTGCTTGTAAACTTCATTCTTATAGAACTTGTCTTTGGTGATCTTTGCTTCCGCAACCTTTGTTTTCTTTGCGAACTCAGAAAAGGATTTCATTAATATATGTGTACATATCAAGTTTATTTATAAGCCCATACCACTTCTAACTTTTGCCATGAGCTCCATCTTCTCTTTAGCACTCAAAGTATCAGGAATTCCCTTGAGAAAATCACTAGTTTTTAAGTTTTTTGCTGCGTCTCTCATCTTAGATGCGGACATTCCACTAGCACCTGCAGCATCTGGATCTCTTTCACCCGCAGATATGACTTTAATAGTGCTGAATGAATAGTCTATTCTATTTTGTTTCTGTAATAACTTATCAAAGTCCGCTACCCTATCAGAACCTACCACCATCACTATATCAGTATACTCTTTCATCATCATATCCTGTGCTACCTTCATAATAGTATTGCAACACGCTGCAGATTCAATCTTTGCCCACGGAAACATCTTCTTCATTATATCTACCTTGTAATCATAAGGTAGTGGGTTGTCTGGTTTCTTAAATGACTGTGATGGATAGATCAAATAGTCACCAGAACCAGCAGCGTTTGCTACTGCCTTAATTAGTTTCTCGTGTCCTATGGTAGGAGGATTAAATCTACCAAATGTAAAATGACATGTCTTCATTTACCGTCTCCTGCGACCCAGTTCTTTTCTACGTTGAAGTTTGCAACTGAGAATGTCAAACGATCAACTAACTTAACTGCCTTGTTACCCTCATCAATAGCAACATATCCCTCAGGTGCAGTTACCTTGTATCCATTCTCTGTTCTAAGGTATGTACCAAACCTTTCACCCTTCTCTAGTTTACGAATGAACATCTCCTTTGCTGACTGAAGGTTCTTATATAAATCTATGGTCTTGACCAGATCACTTCTATGATCCTTGATAAGATCTTGACCATCATATAGTTTGGCAAGTTTACCTGCCTTACCTTTAGGTGTCTTCAGTTTATCTGCTGCTTTTCTACACTCAGATTCAAAGTATGTTTCAAATTCTTTTATAACTTGACCAGATGAACCCATCTTCTGACCCTTCCTGACATACTGGTTAAAGAATATTTTTAACCTAGTGCCTACAGCTAACTGATCTTTACCTGCATTGTGTTCTGCCATGGTGTCTAGGAATGTACCTGCTACAAGGTTAGCACTCTTAGTCCTTATAGTTGTCAATTCATTCCTTTCTGCAGCATTTAGTAATATATCATTACCAAGTTGCTCAGTCTCAGCACTCAGAACCAACACGTTCTTACTCATGGTTAGTTCGTTGATGTTGTATCCAAACTTAGCACTCAAACCACTAATAGAATCACCATGATAACTGGTATGAAATACTATACCAAGTTTTGCCTTGAGTGCCTTCTCATATAATTCATCCTCAGAGGGTATACAATAGGTGATAGTGTTAGGTTGGAAGATAAGACAGTCTCTACCATCTATTTTTTTCTTCTCCTTATCATCAGTGAATAGCAAGTCACCCTGTGCTACACCTTTGATACCAAGATCAGGTAGATACTTCAAACAATCTTTTAATTTAGCAGCAAGACCAGGTGAACTACCATGATTTGAATCTACATCTGCTGCTGTAAAATTAATCTTAGCATCCTTGTTGAAGATAGACTTACTACCAACAAAAAATCTATTAGTCTCAGGGTATATACCACAGAATACAGCAGGTGCACCATCCCATTTTGTAGTAATTTTTAGGTTGTTACTGCCACCTGCACTAAAAGTCTTCGCAAGTTCATCCAAGAACATAAAAGCATCTGTTGCACCCTCCTTACCATCAAGGAGAATACTATCTTCTAAGTGTTCTAGGTGTGTGTTCTTGCTCATTAGTATATTTTAGCAAATGCTCCGTACTCTCGTCCCTCTTTCTTAGCCAAAAATACCATATCTGTACCAAAATTACCCCTCTCCTCAGTGTTGAGTGATAGGTACTCACTTAACCATTTTATTTGCTGACATTTGGCATTGCCTACGTGTGGTTTTGTACCAAACACAAACAATAAATTATCGTATGCTTGATCTGCACTAGACACATCAAGATCCACACCTGCCTTGTCTAATTTACCGATAAGATCCTTCCAATTACCACCTCTATTAGCTATAAACTGTTCAGCATCTTTAGGATAAGATTCATTACTCTTTTGAAAACTTAGTGAGTAATCTTTTAGTAGTTGTTCTACCAATTCAACCGTTGCTTTACCCAATCTAGCAGCAGTAGCACCTGATGATGTGGGTTCGTATTTTAAATTAGAAAAACCTGTGCTGTTATTGCCCTTGATTTGGAAGTTATATGTATTACCACCGTCCTTTATGAACAGTCTAGTGTCCTGAGTAGACAGAGTCATCGCTCCTTCTTTATCTTTCTTCAAACCCATCTTACATTCAGATGCTTCGTAATCAAAATGCAACTTATCTAACTTACTGAAGAACTCACTCTTGTCATTTACGAATTCTATTTTAGCATCTTGACCTAGTGCTACTTTCTTAAGAGATATACCAAAGACTTGTCTTGCTCTGAATAACATTCTAAAAATAGAATTTAATTCTACTATAGTTTTTGCCTTAGAACGACCTCTAGTTCCAGATGATACAGCCTTGTCTATCAATGTTCTCCATTTAGATTCATCTTGTATCAACCAGATGTCTGCAGGATTCCAGTTGTCCTTTGAACTGATACCATACTCCTTTCTCACTAACTTACTGATGTATTCCATGAACCCACCTTCACGATTGAACTCTGTGAATGCAGGTTTACCTATCTTAGCAAGCAGTGCCTTCTGTTGCTTATAAAAATTATCAACCCAACTATCATCTACACCATCTATCTTACCAACTCTCTTCCATATATCTCTAAGACCATCCATAGTAGCATCATCTGCCTTCAAAGCATCAGCACTTTTCCATGTTGCGTTCTCTGCTATCGCTCTCTTGAATACATGTGCAGAACCTAGTTCTTGCATACGTGTCATGGTTGCTTCACTGACAGCTTTACCAGTAGAATCGGTGAGTTTACCTGTTGCTCCGAACTTTATTTTCTGAGTACCAACAAACAATGTGATGTATCCCTTAGGACCTGTTTGATAGTCCTTACCACCACCCTTCTTAACTGCAGTTATGTAACTATTCTTATAACGATTGATTAATTTATTGATTGCACTCTCACTGGTCTTGATAGAAATCCAAGGTTGATCTGGTTGAACACCAAATGTTGATTTACCGTCCCATTTACCATATTGTATGGTAGGATCATGTCTCCAGACAGCATCTTGACCTGCAACATCCATAATCCCCTCCATTTCTTCCTTGACTGAACGGGATTTGATTGATGCTAGTATTTGTTTTCTATCAATGTTCTGGTATGCCATCAATTATTAGAAGCTTTTCCAATATTTAGGAGCTAGTAACCCAGATTCTGTCTTACCCCTATCTTTGAGGGTTAGAACGATGTCACCAACGAGACTAATTCTTTTATGTTGTCTGGGTTCAGCAGTAGTATAGTGTTCAAGATGACCAGGAAACATAACAAGATGCTCAGGTTGAGGGGTGATTGCATATCCATCACCATTGTTAAATCTATTTTCTTCAATGAGTTTAAACGCATCTCCAAACCATTCGTTAGGGTTCTTTTTATGTAATATTAAGGGGTCACCTGGTGTTTGTATGTAATACACCCATGATATATGGGAGCATGAGTGGTAGTGACATGGAAGAGTTTGATTCGGATCACATATAGTGAACCAAGTCTTAACAAAATTGACATCAAATGTTGATTTATCTATTGCAAACTGCTCTAGGTACTCTACTGTACTTTTTTTCACAGCTCTAAAAAATTGCTCTAGTCTCCTGTCCTGATGGACTAGAACTTTACCATTCAATTCACCTGTTATTTTACCAGTACTGTTGTCAAATTTACCATCATCAAATCCTTTGTATAATACGTTCAAGAAACCAGTAAGTTTCTTCTCATATATGACTAGAGGGAATGCTTGATGAAATTTAGCGGTCGTCTGCTGCACGGTTTTCTGAATCAGAGATGTCAAATTTACCGCCAGGATATCTCTTCTCTAATTTTTTAACATTACCTTTTATAACATCATCAAATGACACTTCAAGTGCCATACAAGCTTGTGCTACGTACCACATAACGTCACCCAACTCAACAATAAGATGCTCTCTATTATCATCTGTCCAAGGCTTACCTTGGAAGACCATCTTTTTAACGATCTCCAAAAACTCACCAGACTCAGCAGCAAGGCCAACGCCAGCAG